TCTTCTCCAAGGGGAAGAACATCTTGTGTGCTTTGAACAGTGGAACCATGGTATTGAAGCGTGACATCTTGTTTGTGTTAGGACGCATACCCGGCTTGTTGTCATTCCCATCTGAAGCCAAGGTGAAATACACATTCCGGTTCATCATCTGTTCCTGAAGCCAAGGAATGAAACCTCCCTGTTGTCCTGTTACTTCAATACCAACAGCTTGTGGCTTGTACATCTGAACCAATCTAAATAGATCATCAATGTTCTTGTTCATCAACTGACGTTGGCAGATACCATCAACCCAAAACCAATCACCATTGTTATTGTATGCCCAGACACTGATCACACTGAAGTCACTACTCTGTCTTTCACTGGTAGCAAAGTCAGTAGTGATATAGAAATTGAACTTACCTTTGTTCCTGATCACAGCATCAATGGGGTACCACTGAAGATCACTATCCAGAATAACTCTGTCTTCTTCACTCATGATACGTAACATCAACTCTTGGTTAAAGGAGTTCACTTTACCTGTCTTTATTGCATCATCATACTGACGTTTCACGTACTCATATGTAAAACGATCTGGCCATGCAGCTTTAAACTCTTCCCTACTGCAAGGAAACTGTTCACACACAGGGAACACATTCACAACCCATGCACCAGAACCTACTGCCTTATACACAGGGTCTTTAGCATTAAAAGGGGTACCACTCCAGATCACCATATTGATCTTAGGATGTAGGGCATAGTTCACTGCCTTGTACACCGTATCCTCTACAGCAGCAATTACAGTAGCAGACCTTGCATCTTCATCACTTATCAAGTCATCCAACACTGCCAATCTAGGGCGTGTATTCAATTCCACCGTACCCCGAACACCTGTCTTGGCACCATGGCCTGTAACTACAAACTCCTTACCATCAGCATTCTTAAAGTACCAACGAATATCTGTGAACTTGGCTTCAGGAAGATACGTCATAAGGAAAGGGCTATTCTCTCTCCTTCTCTCAAGACGTAACCGCATCTTCTTTACACCATTCTCTACACTATCTGAGATATACAAGGCATAGATTACATCCCCAAATCCAGGAAGCTCACCATACACAGCAATGTACAGAAACAAATACTCTGCCATCACTGTTGTCTTAGCACTTCCCCGATAACACAGATTAACGATCCTAGCTCCTCTCTCTGTCAACGTATCAAGCATATGATAATGCACAACAGGGGTAAGATTTTCCTCACCCCTACCACCATTAACTAACTTGATGAACGTAACAAACTCCAGTGCAAAGTCACTAGGCACATAGTTAGGGTCAATGCTGTAATCAATATTGTTGAGGTAATCCTCTACCTGCCAAGGCATACCATCAGCGTGTAGCTTACTCATTTTCTGTACCACTTACGTTGTTGGTCTGGAGCCTCTGTCCATGCTTTCATTGCATTAGTAATATCACCTTCACCTACCACATCTTGTACACCTCTAATGAAATCCCCCCACAGAGTATCCCCTGGAAGAGTGCGATAGATATGTTGTGGAGTAGTCCTATATACTGTATGTGCTGCATCAATCAACTGCAGGTATTCTTTAGAAGTAAGCCCTGCTTGCTGAATATCCCCCGGTGTAATATCCCTATCTCTCTGTAGTATAGGTGGCCCTGCATACTTCAGACTCTCAGCATCTTTCTTTGAGTACGGAGCAGCCTTAGCCAAGATAGTTTTAAGCATTGCAAAGTCAGGAGGAGCTATTGTCCTATATCAATAGGGACTCTCAGCGTACTTAGGCTAGAAGTACTCAAGGAAAACTCATCTGCCTCATCATTTAGAGGTAAAACCACACCATCTTGTGTCAAGACCCTCTCAATCTTCATCAAATCATTGAGATATGGGGAACTTGCATCAAGAATGTACTTAACAGGCTCAGTAGAAGCAGTATTACTGGCACAATACTTCAGATGTATTGGGTAATTCACCTGATCTGTCTGCATATCTACTACAAGTTCCCCATGTCTGATAGGAAATCGTGTGTGTAAAGCAGCTAAACCAAGGTTAATACTGGACACCAACCGATCATAGTTAGCATCCTGGATAGTTCCAGCACCAGAGTTACCAATAGCCATCTGGCTAAGCTCTCCATAGGAGAGTTGTGTGAAGATTTCAGAGAGTTTCATGTATCACCTATACAATGTAGGAACCAATACGAGGATTTTCTACCACATCTTCCTCAATGTCCCACATGTTACTATGTCCAGAGTGAGACACCAACGTAGTTTCTTCACTTGGTTTCCATGCTCGCATACTGGAAAGCATTGATACCGTGTCAATGAAGTCATCATGCTTACTCTTGAAGCCACTCACTGAAACCAAACTCAGTTCATTCAACCCTTCAGCTAAGGTAGGTTCACTCTTCTTCTCCAAGGGGAAGAACATCTTGTGTGCTTTGAACAGTGGAACCATGGTATTGAAGCGTGACATCTTGTTTGTGTTAGGACGCATACCCGGCTTGTTGTCATTCCCATCTGAAGCCAA